ATGCCACTGGTGATTAAGTTGGTAACAACACCAGTAACAATGTTACCAGTGGTGGCATTAAGAGTCGTGATAGTACCAATGCCACTGGTGATTAAGTTGGTAACAACACCAGTAACAATGTTACCAATATTAGTATTAGCAGTTACAAAATTACCAGTCGTATAAGTTGCTGTTGTACCAGAAAGAGTTGTTACTAAACCAGTAACAATATTACCAGTGGTAGCATTAAGAGTGGTGATAGTACCAATACCACTTGTGATTAAGTTGGTTACGACACCAGTGACAATGTTACCAGTGGTGGCATTAGCAGTTGTAAAATTACCGGTCGTATAAGTAGCAGTAGTACCTGATAAAGTTGTTACGACACCAGTTACAATATTACCAGTGGTGGCATTAAGAGTCGTGATAGTACCAATGCCACTGGTGATTAAGTTGGTAACAACACCAGTAACAATGTTACCAATATTAGTATTAGCAGTTACAAAATTACCGGTCGTATAAGTAGCAGTAGTACCTGATAAAGTTGTTACGACACCAGTTACAATATTACCAGTGGTAGCATTAGCAGTTCCGAAGTTACCGGTCGTATAAGTTGCCGTGGTTCCAGAAAGAGTTGTTACTAAACCAGTAACAATATTACCAGTGATGGCATTAAGAGTTGTGATAGTGCCAATGCCACTTGTGGTTAAGTTGGTTACAATACCAGTCTTAACATATGCTAGATCAATTGATGCGGTAGATACGGTAGCAATACCAGATACAATAAAATTAGTAACAATACCAGTTCTAATATTTGCAGTATTAATTGATGCATCAGTGTAGGTAGCAGTGGTACCAGATAAAGTAGTTACAACACCAGTTACAATGTTACCTGTTGTGGCATTAAGAGTCGTGATAGTACCAATGCCACTTGTGCGTAAATTAGTTACGATTCCAGTAACGACATTACCGATATTAGTATTAACAGTTGTAAAATTACCTGTAATATAAGTTGCTCCTACACCAGAAAGAGTTGTAATAACACCAATATCTACAATAGCGTTAGTTACATTAGCAGTGTCAAAATTACCGGTCGTATAAGTAGCAGTAGTACCTGATAAAGTTGTTACGACACCAGTTACAATGTTACCAGTGGTGGCATTAAGAGTCGTGATAGTACCAATGCCACTTGTGCGTAAATTAGTTACGATTCCAGTAACGATGTTACCTGTTGTGGCATTAAGATTTGTGATAGTGCCAATGCCACTTGTGGTTAAGTTGGTTACAACACCAGTTACAATATTACCAATGTTAGTATTAATAGTTGTGAACGTAGATATTCCTATTACATTCAGTTGGGATGTGTTTAATATTCCATAAACAGTTGCCCCAGCACCTGTAGTTTCAAATTTTGTGCTACTGCCATGATAAAGTTGTACAGATCCATTCTCAGTAGCAACAACCATTGGTTGACTATTAAGAATTAAACTAATATTTCCACCATTAGATCTAAGATTTAAAGTTCCAGGTCCTTGTTCATAAATCCAACTATCAGTTCCATCATGATAAATTTTTAAATCATCATCATCACCTAAAATTATTTGATCATTATCTCCCAATCTTATATTGCTTTGGAATGTAGCAACACCAGATACAGTTAGATTAGTTACAATACCAGAAGTAATGCTGGCAATACCAGTGGTTATTAAGTTAGTTGTAATACCAGTCTTAACATATGCTAGATCAATTGATGCTGTAGCAATAGTACCAATACCAGAGGTGGTTAAGTTGGTTACAATACCAGTAACAATATTAGCATTTGTAATATTGGTAGTAGTACTATTAAGTGTTGCAATAGTACCAACACCAGTTACATTCAGGTTATTGGTTGTCGTTAAACCACTAGAGTTAATATTTGCTACGGTTAGAAGAGTTGAACTTAAAACCTCAGTACCATCAATCTCATAAACCTTTCCAACAGCAAGATTAAAGTTTTCACTAGACTTTAATGCCGTATTAGCATGATCATATGTTAATGTATTATTAGGACCAATTTTAATTCCAGCACCATCGGCAAGTACATCTGTTGTTGCCGTTGAAGCAATACCAACGATGAAATCTGCAATTTCTACTGTTGTTGAATTGATAACAGTCTGAACACCATCAACGAATAGATCTCCTTTGATTCTAACTGATCCAGTATTATCACCAACACCAGCAGGATCAATAGTAATTTCAGAAGGACCACTGATTGTATTTTGAGTAATATTAATTCCTGTACCAAAATTACCAGTAGAAAATCTGTCGAAGGATGTTACTACTCCAGTTGAGATTATATTTTCATTTACTTCTACGTTACCAATGAACTTAGCATTCGTATTAAAAGTAGAAATACCAGAAACAATTAATCTATCGTCAATGAGTATAGTACCATCTGCAGAATCAATAGTTAGATTTCCGACAGTAGTATCAATTTCATTATCACCACTAATTCCTATTTGAACATTATCAATTGTGACACCATTATTTGCATCTAAAAGTTGACTAAAAGTTGCTATGCCAGAAACAATTAATGATGAATCAATGTTAACAAGATTATTATCCGAATCTAGGATTAAATCCCCAGTGTTGGTGTAAATTTTATTAATATCCCCAACACCAATTAAAATATTATCAATAAATGCACCCTTTTCTGCAAAAATAGTTTCGGCAAATGTTACTACCCCTACAAAATTTGAGTGCCCATCGATTGCGGCATTACGATTTACTTTTAAATCACCAAAAGTAGATATACCAGTTACAAAGGTATTACCAACAACATGAAGTTTTGACGTTGGGGTTGTTGTACCTATGCCAACATCATTATTGAGATTAATTCTTATTGCGTTTTGATTATTAGCACCTAATCCAAGTTGAATATTATCAGCAGCATTAATATTAGAAACTAAATTTTGATGCGAAAAAACTAAATCACCTTGTCCACCTGTTACAAATCTTATATTACCACCATCAACTTCAAGAGCATATGCTCCAATTTCACCTTGAGTAAGACCGATCCCAACTTTTCCAGCAGAAGTTACAACAAATGGTGTTATATCAGGATTTAAGCTATCTTCAACTACCAATGCTGGACCCGATCCAGTTTGAGTAATTCTTACAAGTTCAGAGCTGTTATTTCCACTAAAAATAGCGCCCCCAGAAACATGTAGTGGTGCTAAAGATAATGTTGTTCCTATACCAACCGAATTCAAATAATAAATCGACCCTGCACCAAAGTTCTCTGTCCAAGGTGTTAACAGGGCAATGGTTGTACCTATTGCGACACCACCAGTGTCTCTCTTCCCCCATAGGTAACCATCATAAAAGTTAAAAGCTAATTCACCTAACTGTAAATCATTTACTACAGGTCTCTTACCAGGTACAGCAGACCTTTTTAGTCTAATTGGAGTTGCCATTTATCGTAAGACGGTATTTACCTTTTTGCAGTATATACTGCATGTCTTAGACTATCCAATTAGGTTCACTATCCCCTATGGTTCGTCTTTTACAAGTATTTATTAAATACTCAACTGGCATTATTTCTTCTAGGACGATATGCAAATAAATTAGTAGGAGGATCTGGTTTCATCCATTCTTCTATTTTATCAAACCTCTCTTCACTATAAAAATCTTGTTGAACATACCATAGTTTCCAATGCTCATGTCCCTTTGACTGGTTGCAGTCATGGCAGCAACAGACTACGTTTTTTGTATTATCCATTCCACCTTTAGACTGTGGAACAATGTGGTCAATCGTAAGGTTCTCTTCTGACCCACAATAAGCACATTGATGATTCCAACTTTCTTTTATCTTTTGCCTCCACATTCGTTTTGCCTCTCCAGAACTTGTTGCGTATAAATTAAACAAGTATTCTTTTGGAGAGTGTAGAGGTCCCATAAATTACTGCGACTTATAATTATTTATCTTGGCACAAGCACCTCTTGCCCAGGCACGACTTAGACTATTGACATAAGAACAAGGTTTATTTTTTTGACCACAATGAGGACACACAGCATCTGGTGGATCTTTAATATATCCTTCTGGCGTATACACTTTGTTTTTCAAATTTTTTACTTGTTTATGTTTGCGGTGATTCATACTCTCACAGGTTCTGCTTGCCTGTCTGGTAGTTTGATCTGAGGAAGTTTTTCTGGTTCTTCGACTCTCCAAGACCCACCAACTCCACCATCCATATTCACCACAATCTCATTAGTAGGAAGTGCTTTGGGAGTTTCAATATCCACCACCTGACCCATCAAAAACTTATTGCGAGTATAAGTGCGGTTCTGTGGGTCCATCGAAACCATATACAGAGCATCTTCTTCTGCTCCACAATCTAATAGTTTCTTTCCAGTTCTCTTATCAAGAACTGAAAAATACTCTTCATTATACTTTCTCATTGTCTTGTTTCTTTTCTTTATTGTACGATACTTTGGCAGGTCTGTAAAGGTTAGGCCAAGTATCACGAATTATTTCTGCTAACTTATAAGGTGTTTCAGAAGTGATCATAGATCTTGTAGTACTGATACTATAAACATAAAAATTCCAAATGCTATGAATGAGAAGAGCATTAAGAACATAAAAAAAGGAGTTCCGAGAACTCCCTTATTTAGATTAGAGTGCATTGCCACGGGGCAAGACTTCCTCTGGGAACACAAAGTTCTCATGAGGTTGGTCAACAGGTGCCATCCAAGCACGGAGTCCTTCATTGAGTAGAATGTTCTTAGTATAGAAGGTTTCAAACTCAGGATCCTCTGCTGCTCTCACTTCCTGGGATACGAAATCATAAGCACGAAGATTGAGTGCGAGACCAATGATCCCAATAGAACTGGTCCAGAGACCCATGACGGGAACAAAGAGCATAAAGAAATGAAGCCAACGCTTATTGCTAAAAGCAATGCCAAAGATCTGCGACCAATATCGGTTAGCAGTGACCATAGAATAGGTCTCTTCCTCTTGAGTTGGTTCAAATGCTTTGAACGTGTTTGATTGGTCACTATCTTCATAAAGTGTATTCTCTACAGTTGCTCCGTGAATGGCACAGAGTAGTGCTCCTCCTAGTATACCAGCAACTCCCATCATATGGAAGGGGTTGAGAGTCCAGTTGTGGAAACCCTGAAGGAACAACAGGAACCTGAAGATAGCAGCAACACCAAAGGAAGGTGCAAAGAACCAACTGGATTGTCCCAGTGGATACATCAGGAACACAGATACAAATACTGCGATAGGACCAGAGAATGCGATTGCGTTGTAAGGACGGATGCCTACAAGACGGGCAATCTCAAACTGACGCAACATGAAACCAATCAGGCTGAAAGCCCCGTGTAGTGCCACAAAAGGCCAGAGTCCCCCAAGTTGGACCCACCTGACGAAATCTCCCTGAGCTTCTGGACCCCATAGAAGAAGTAGGGAATGACCCATAGAATCTGCAGGGGTGCTTAATGCTGCGGTCAAAAAATTACAACCTTCAAGATAAGAACTTGCTAATCCGTGTGTATAAAAACTTGTAACAAATGTAGTTCCAGTCAACCAACCACCAAGAGCAAGATATGCTGTTGGAAATAAGAGCAAACCACTCCAACCAACGAACACAAACCTATCCCTTTTCAACCAATCATCTAAAAGGTCAAACCAACCTTTTTGTTGGTTTGGAATTGAAAGTGTAGAAGAAGTCATAACCTCCTATGTATTTCTCATATTTAGTTTACAATACTTTACATAAAAGGTCAATAGGGACTTTTACTTAATGTATCTTGGGTCAATCGGTTTATCTGGGTCAAGACCTTTTGCCTCTCTATACTTTCTCCACCTTTCTTTTGATGCTTCACTCCTCCTCTTTCTTTCTTCTTCACTAACATTTGGATTTGAAGACCACCTCTTATTACCTATGAGTGATTTACTAACCTTTTCTTTGGTTTCTTCTGTATGCTTGTATCCAAGACATCTTTTATTACCTAAACCTGCCTCACCTATTTTTCTTTTATGTTCCTCACTCAACTTCATACCAGTTCTAAACTGTCTCAACTTCTCTTTACTTTCTTCTGTGTGCTTTGATTTACCTTTATGTGCTTCACTCATCTTTTGTTTGGTCTCTTCTGTATGAACTCTTCCAGTTGGGTCCATCAGCAATCTTACAATT